CATCTGCGCCATCTGGATTACAGCTTGGTACTGAATAACGCGCTGGCTCATGGTGGCCGCGTTAGGGTCAGACACGGGAATAATGTCTACCTTGTCGTAGTCAGCTTTCTTGGCTTTACGAGTCCCATACTCAGGCGTGTATGTGTAGTCTGGGTCTGTGTAATCGCGGATGATGTTCTTTAAGAGCTTGAACTCTTGCTTCAAGGCAAAGTGCACGCGCGCCTGAACAGCCGTCATCACTTTCAACTGACGCTCCAACAACGCAAGCGTTGTGCCCACGGGCGCATTCGCGCTCATGTCAGACACCTTCATGTCAGCAGTCGCGGCAAACCGGCGACCTTCATCAACGATGGTCTGCATCAAGTTGAACAGCGTAGCGCTAGGTTCCTTGTAAGGCAGCGGCAAAATGCTGTCACGGATGTTGCCAGAGGCTACATCGACGTCTCTCCACTCTCCCGGGGCAATCGGCGTGTCATCACCTTTAATTCTGAGGCCCCTTGATTTGAGTCCGCCCGGAAGGTTAGATAACGTTCCTGCGTCGACCAGTTGACGCATAAGGCTAGTGGCTGACTTGGCAAAACCACCGATAAGGTGGAAGAGTCCAAAGCCATACGCTCCGAAGCCGGGGATATATTGGTAGTGTACAAAGTGCTGGCGCTTGAGTCTAAGGTCATCGTCTTCGTTCCAGTTGCGGCGGATTGACAGGATGTCGTTTGTGCCTTTGATAACGGTGACAACGTACGGCAACATGATGCCGGTTTCTTCTTCCTCACCGTCTTCACCCTCAGTCATGTCCTCGTAACCTTCAAGGTTCAAGTCCACGTGGCACTCATAGATGGTGTAGCGGTCGTCGTTCAGGTCGTTGAAACCTGTCTCTTTGTCTTTGGCTTTCTGAATGTCCGTGCGATCTTTGGGCGCATCAGGCAACTCGATGTCGAGGTAGAAGCCGGCTTGCTGCAATTTAACGATCTCGTTCTTGGTCTTGCGCATGACGTGCGTGACGCGGTAGCAAGTATCCAAATCGGTCGCGCCGTAGGGGAGCAACATGTCTTCCGCAGGGATGAACATGGACACCTGACGTCCCAAACTGGGATCGTAGTACACCTTCTTGAACGCGGAGCCCGTAGCTGGCAGTGACCAGAGCATGCGCTCATGTTCGGAGCGGTACTCAGTCATGACTTCCGTCAACTCGTGGTTCATGTCATCTTCGACATTGGCCGCGATCTCTTGCATCTCAGGCGTGTCTTTGCCCAGAATCTTAGACCGCACAGGGCCTTGGGCGGGGAACGTCTCGGTGATTGTCTCGGACTGAAAGCGTACAACCGCTTCGGTAATCATAGGGTGGAACACACCGCACGCGCCTTGCCACGGCTCTGTTCTCTCTTCAATCTGCAAGCCCAAGAGCTTAAGACCGTCAACGTAAGTCTTCTCCCACTCTTTGCGTGACTGCTTGTCTTGGTCAATGTCAGCAACCAAGTCGCCGGCCAACGACTGCAAGGCACCATCGTCTATGTACTCGGCCAAGTTGTCATCAAAGCCTTCTTCCTCTGGCTCGCCCTTGCCAATGGTGATCTCCATCCCATCCATACCAATGGTGACTTCTTCGGGATCAACGATCTCGATCTCCAAGGGGGATTCTTGTTCACCCAGCGCGTCAATGCCCATTGGTTGTTGGTACAGCGCTTTGTCGATGTTCGTTGCCATGTTTAGTCCTAATAGTATGCGTGTGTCTTACGGCGGAAAAGTTCAGGTTCGTCTCTCTCGTCCGTGTCCAAAGAAATAAAGCCGCCTTGCCTAAAGCGTAGCAGCGCCTGTGTTGTCGTATCCACGTAGTCGTCGTGCTCCCCGACTGGGAACGCGGCCATCTCTTCAATTACTTCCCGTGCCCAGCGTGTGTCGGGTGCCCAGACTTTACCACTGCTGAATAAATCCGCAACTGCATTGACACGCACAGTCTTATCGTTCCCCCTCGATGGGCTGAACTCTTGCACAGGTATGCCCATGGCCCGAAGCTCTTGGATCAGTGGTGCGCCAGCCGCCTTTTTCTCCACAATGAACGCGTCAGGTTCCCACTCCTTATAGTGCTTAAGGGCAACGACCTTAAGTTCGGGAAAAGCCATCCGGTCTTTAAAAGCGTCGAGCAAGATAAGTTGGGGCGAGTCATTTTCTTCCTCGTTGTAGAAGATACCCCACGTGGTGCACGCGGAATAATCCGAGTTGGTTTTGGTTTCAAACGCCGTATCCCAAGACTGGATAATGTACTCACAGCTTGGTGGCTCCTCGCCCTCCCAGATCCGCCACATCTTTCTGGACACGATGGCCGAGTTCTCAGCGGTGGGCTGCTGCATGTACTGCGCGTTCCAGTACCGTGGGTCAATGGATGCCTTGGTAGATTTGAGCGCCTCAAGCGACCACTGCTCTGGCCAGAGGGACTTTTCGTCCTCTTCGCCATCGTTCAGAATAGCCGGCAACTCCACGATCTCCCATGGAATAGCTTCCGGGTTCTTGGTCTGGTAGTCAATCAAACGCCCAGTCAGGTCTAGGAGCGACCAGCGCGTCATCACAATGATGATCCCACCGCCCGGCATCAGACGCTGCAAGGGGCCTGTTTGGAACCAAGACCACGCCGTGTCAAACGCTAGACGGCTGTTGGATTTCACATCCTGTTCAGAATGAGGGTCGTCAATAACAAATAGATCAGCACCACGTCCAGCAAGAGCACCGCCCACGCCAGCAGCGTAATACTGGCCTCCGGCACTTGTAGACCACTTACCGGCAGCTTTCTGGTCGTCTGCCACCATTGTTTCAGGAAAGACTTCACGGTACTCCTCCGAATCAATCAAGTTACGAATACGCCGACCAAAGTCCTCCGACAGACCCGCAGTGTGCGTGCCCATGATGATTTTCTTCTCAGGGTATTTACCTAGGAAGTATGCAGGGAACAAGTATGAGGAGAACTCAGACTTACCCATACGCGGCGCGATGTTGATAATCACGCGCTTCTTGCGGCCTTCGACCACATCTGTGAAAATTTTTGCTAGTTTTTTATGGTGAGGGCCAATTTTGAATCCGGGGTACACGGCTTGCGCAAACCCCAACATATTGGTTCCTGCCGCTTTCAAGCTGGCGCGTTTCTCTCTAAGCTCCAAGTCTTCGAAGAGTTCCATCTTTTCCTGCACGCTCATATACGGGAGCGCTTTCTCCATGGCCTCAAGCTCAATCTTGCTCAGTGTTGTAAAAGCATCACGCTTCATCAGATTTGTCTTCCGTAACGTCGATCACATCGATCACGCCCATGAACCTGTTGAGCTTCTCTTTGATGCGCGTTTCCAACTCTGTGTCTGACAACTCGGTCTTCTTGACCTCAATCTTCTCTGTAAAGAGGCCAACTTCCGTGACTTTACCCAGCAAACCCAGCGCTTTCAAGCGGATGTTGGCGTTGGGGTGTTCGGTTTCTTCTACCAGCTTGGCCACTGTGTAGCCTCTGATTTCCTTGGCCTGCTGTATAAATTCCCAGTCATAGGCGGAGAGCATGCCGACCAAACGTTGCACGGCTTCTGGCGTTTTGATATTTGCTAGAGAGGTATGCGTCATTTCCGCAGGTTTGGCGGTGACGATACTTGTGAAAGCAGTACGCGCTGCTTGGCTTTGGGACTCATTGACCAAAGTATCTGTGTCTATGGCTCCAAGTTCCTTGAGCCAGTCAACCGTTTTGGCCATGCCGTCGACCACGTCCGATGGATCAGTCTTGTCCATGGAGCGAAAGTCCCCCTGATGCTCCTGCACCTCGGGTTCGAAATTGATTAAGTGATCTAACATCTGCGCATAAGCCCTTGAACCTGCGATGACTCTAATGTACACTTAAATGGAGTGGGTGCGCAAGATCGTTTTGGCCTTTGGCCAAACTCATCAAGTTCGCTTGCTTTCTCCTTGGTGGTATCCAGTTGCCATCTTCATCCCCCGGAACGTCTGCAGATGCCCGGGGGATTTTTTTATTTGGGGTTGTCTAAGATTAGACAAAGGTGTTTCTGAATTTTTATAAAATTTATGGGGTGAATACTTTGGTTTGTAGGAATTTCTTGGTTTTATTTGGGGGGTGGGGTGATTTAGAACTAAGTTATTACAAAGTTTGCTGTGCGGTTATGGAACAGTGTTCGTATCTGGCAGCGTGGGTGCATGGGAATTTGGGCTGGTGGGGGTAGGGTAGGGGTCAAAAACTGCCAAAAAAGGTCAAAAACACCCCAAAACAGGGTCAAAGTGACCCGAAAACAGAGGGATAGAGGGCGATCAAACAGGGGTCACCGCACAATGGAGACAGTTTCAGGGATTCGCTCTGAAGCAACAACGACATCAAGGAGAAAACACCATGTCAAACAAAGCAAAAGCATTTACAGTTCTCGACACATTCGCTGATTCTCGCGTTTCACTCATCAAGGGTATGCGTGATGCGGGTTACACCACAGTGGAAGCGTGCAAACCCATTGTGATCGAGTGGGCTTGCGATAAGACTGGCGCGGAGTATCGGTGGAACAAGGCGAAAACCAAGGCCATGCTCGTCACCAGTAGCACGAACTACGAGGGCGCGAAGACTGTGGTGCGTGACATCATGCTGATGATCGAAGGAACTACGCGCAGGGCGTCGAGTGGCAAGAAAGAACCTGCTGACCCTGTTGCGAAAATCATCGAAGCCTTTGGCAAACTCACCCCTGCACAGCAACGCAAAGCCTTGGCGGTTCTCGTTGCATGATTTTCGGGTCACTGTGACCCGCTTTTTTCTGCGAACACGAGAGAAAGAGCTTCTCTCGTTGTTTCGTTTCTTGTCTATTCAAAAACCCCAAGGAGAAAATCTTATGACAAACAATCAACACTTAGCCGTTGCCTCAGTTATCGGCATGGCACTAACTTGCTTCACACTCTACATCGCGTGGGATGGCGATGGCTTTTGGTTACGCCAAGCCTTACTCATCTTCACAGGCTTCACCGCCCGTACAGTTCTCAACATCATTGCCCGCATCGAGGAGTAAACCATGTCTAAATTCAAACACTACTCACCCAAGCAAGTCGCGCTCGCTAAGTGGAACAACGAGCAACGCCCCAAGTACATGGAGAAGATCGAGCGTGATGCCAAGCGTAGCTTCATGCTCAGACGCGTGGAAGACATGGAAGCCCAAGCCGAAATACGGGTCACGATGACCCGAAAATGACGAGTCGCGAAAATCACACTCAAAAACTACCTATCCACATTTTCGCAACTATCCGCAAGGTCAGACATCCGCAAACCCGCGTGGATACTGGCGTCCTTGAAAAACTGTCCATCTATCTATCTTTTTAAATATACTTATATATATGGGAGTATTTATTTATATGTGTGCACATTTCCGCAAGCTCGACCATCCCTGCAAACCTTGTAGATTGAAAGCATTTCTCAAAACAGATAGATACTTGGACACTTTTACCTGTACACTAGCGTTCATGCGGTCTGCAGAGTGTCTGACCTTGCGGATAGTTGCGAAAGTTCACGGATACCTCCAACCCTAGAAAGCGAAAATCATGGATACCCCCTACAAACACTACTTAAAACTCACCCCAAACCAGCTTCACGCTCGCCTCGTGGCACGCAAAACCCCGCCATTCCAAGCCGAGTCGATCAAGAAAATCGTAGCCGAACAACAGGCGTTACTCAAGTCTGAGAACGCCAGAACCAAACAACTCACGCATCTGTGGCGTGAGTTCATGCAACCCCTTGAAGCTGAGCGTGACAACGTGCAAGGTATGTTGCGATACAAAGGTGGCGAAAATGATGAGGCAAGGCGCGATGCACTGGAGGCATACCTGACTGTGCTCAACGCACTGAAAGCGAAAATGATTAACCACTGCAAGCAAGATCGCAAGACGCCCACGATGATTGCGTCAGACAAGGACTTGCCCAACGATGGCACACACTGGACTGATTGGATACCCGCGAAAATCAAAGGGCGGGTGCTCGACCTGTTCGAGCAGATCGAACGCAAGCCAAAGGCGAAAATCAAAATCCCATTCGAGAGGCTAGTGCCCGCAACGCTTCACGCCAAGCAGCTTACGCGGTTGAAGAACCGCACACTAAAAGAGTTGGCCATCGCAGAACAAACACAAACGCTAGACCCATGCGAGGACAACGAGTCCAAGGTGAGGCAGATCAGATATGCGCTAGACCTGATGGATGTACTAGATGAAGACGAGCCTGTGCCTGCAACGTGGCATGGGCTGAACAAATACGGGTCACAGTGACCCGAATGTGTGACTGCTTCGCCGTGTGGCAGTCGCACCCTACCTTGAAAATCACACGGCACTTGCAACTAAGGAGAATGAAATGAAATTATCAGTAATCATAACAATGAATGGGTACATGGTCGAGGACGATGCGGGTGACTACATCCATGACATCAACGGCGACAACCTATTCGATACCTACGCGGAAGCGGAAGACTTAATGAACCAACATCTGATGACCTTCGGTACAGATGCAGACAACGGAATGGAATAAGGAGAAAGTAAATGAAAAGAGAACCACATAGCAAATACACACACGCTATTACCAACTTCAACCTCTATGTAATGTGGAATGACCGCAGGACTGAGGACTTGACCCCGCACCTACCTGAGTACCTACTCAAAGAGATCGAAGCGTATCTGTCCGAGATGGATGACCTACGCACACAGAACCCTGAAGACTATTCAATCGAAGGAGAAAGTAAATGAACACAACTAAGTCAACCATCTATTGGCGGGACATCAAGTCTCAAGGCGAGATCAATGGGCGCTGGGTTATAGAAGCGAGAGACGGCACTTTGGTTGCCGACCATGCACCAGTAGGGACAGATGAGAGTCTTACATTTACCGCACCCAACGGCAAGCGTTACTGGGACACAACGACCCACTCACAGTGGACACCAAGAACTTAAGGAGAAAGTAAATGAAAACAAAGACATACAAAGCAGCGTACCTGCTATTCACAGTGATGTGCATGGCGATGATGTACATGGGGTTCATCATGATGGACGAGTTTGGTATCGGATACCTGTGGCTAGGGATGTACACCATCGGGGCGTACGGCTTGGCGTATCAGGTCTTCGACTACTTCGTATCTAGCGCAACAGAAACAAACAATTAACGGGTCACAGTGACCCACTTTAAAAGGAGAAAGCAATGACAACTACAAACAACACATACGACTGGCAAGACATGGTCGACACAATGCGCAGAGCATACGATGCGATACGCCGTGTCGATGGTGAGCTTAGACGCCAATGGCACCTCGCAGATGACAGAGACGAGATGGCGGCACTCAGCGCCAAGCGTGAGGCTAGGTACTGGATCATTCGTGAGTTCGACAAGTATCCCGTGCATGGCGTCATCAATGCGGCCATCAAGCTGGCACGGCCAAGAGACTGGCACCAACTACTGCTTGAGCATCCGCATGAGTCCCAAGGTGATCGCTCAAAGATTGCCTACACACAGAACGAGGCCAAGGGTCAGAAAGATATTCAGACTGTCACATCAGTAGGCAAGTATCTCAACCGCCACTTCGACTTACCCGATCACACCATCCGTGATCTTGTCTCACGCTACGGATCAGCCGCACGCTTCCAACTCGTACACACTACCGCTGAGATGATCTACCACCTACATCGTGGGCCCAAGTCGTGCATGGTGTGGAGCGAGGATCATGGTATTAAGTGTGATGATGGCGTGACCCGTCACCCCTACGAGGCATACGATCCCAAGTATGGCTGGCACATGGCGGTTCGCATCGAGGGTGATGTGACGATGGGTCGTGCTCTGTGTATGACCTCACCGCAAGATGGCAAGAAGTATTTCGTTCGCAGTTACTTGCGTCCTTCCAGTGAGTCTTCGTACAGTCAGACAGATGACGGCATGGATACTTGGCTCAAGGAACAAGGCTACACCAAGGAGAGTTACTGGCGTGATGGTGAGAAGCTGGCGTACCATCCTGCGCGGGACAACTTCCTTGCACCCTACCTCGATGGCGGTGAGCGTCATGTTGAGGTCAACGAGCATGAGCGTTGGCTTGTGATCGACTCCGATGGTGACTGGATATGCGAGAACACAGGCGGGTATGCTACCAACGATGAGGAGGATGAGAACTCCTTTGACTGCGAGGACTGTGGCGACCGCACCTCTGACGATGACGGGTACTGGATCGGACGTGGTGAGGACACTCGTGTCTGCGAGTCGTGTCTCAATGACCACTACACCTATGTGTATGGCAGGCGTGGCAATCAATACTATGTGCATCAGGACAACGTGGTGTATGTCGACTCGCAGAGTGAGTCCTACGATATGGACTACCTGTCTGATAACGAGATCATCGAGCTTGAGTGCGGTGAGTACGCCCCGATGGATGAGGCCATTGAGATCAATGGTGACTGGTACCTGATGGACGATGAGCGTGTGTGTCGGTTCGAGGACACCGATGAGTACGGCTTGACCGAGGACGGATGGCAATGCGCTTCGTCATGCAACTGGTACTCTGACGACTGCGACAAGTTCACCGAGTACAAGGGCGAGCGTTACCACGATGACTACGTACCGCAGGAGATAGCTGACGCTACGGCTGACAAGCGCATCGATGAGGACGAGGGTATGCCTACCATGCTGACGATGGATATGCTTGACAAGGTGATGATGATATGGGACTACGCCTGTTATGTTGACCGAGTAAAGATCAGCCTGACTTACACGCTTGACGGCCGTATGCTATATGCCGAGCGTGTCTTCACACTGGAGTTCATTAGCGGTATCGACAACGAGGCGTTCACCAAACTGATACGCACCGAACTCAGCACCAACCTCATGGCACAAGCCAATGAGATCGCAAACAAATACTTAGAAACACAAGGAGAATGAACATGAACAAGAAATCAATACTACACAAAACCCTAGCCCGTGCGTTGTCCGCCAAGCGTCCGCACAATACTGTCGCTGTCTCTGACTTTACCGAGTGGCTGTTCAATGCGCTACCCGCTAAACTCAAGTCGTTCACATCTGTGGATGGCGCGGGTAACCTACACATCGACAACCGCGTAGCAGGTAGCCGTACCCTGTTCATCGCTCACGTTGACACAGTACACAAAGAGACAGGTGCTAACAAGATCAGGAAGACCGCATCAACATGGTATGCAGACGGCGCGGCTCTCGGTGCTGACGATGGTGCGGGTGTGGCCATGCTTATGCACATGATGCACAGTGGGGTCAAGGGCTACTACATCTTCAGCCAAGGCGAGGAGTGCGGTGGCATCGGTGCTAAGTTCTTGGAGAAGAATCACGCTGACTTACTGAAGCAATTCGACAGAGCCATAGCGTTTGATCGCAGGGGTACAGACAGCATCATCAGTCATCAGGGCTGGAGTCGTTGTGCATCCGATACATTCTGTCAGGCACTGGCCGATGCGCTTAACCTACACGATGAGAACCTGATGTATACCCCTGACGATACTGGTGTGTATACGGACACTGCCGAGTTCACAGACATCATCCCTGAATGTACCAACATCAGCGTGGGCTACGACCACGAGCACAGTCAACAGGAGACGCTCAACATCCACCACTACGAGCTACTGTCTCAAGCGGTACTGCAAGTTGAGTGGGACAAGCTGCCTACTGATCGTGACCCCACTGTGCCTGAGTACAAGCAGACCAAGTACGACACCGCATGGTGGACTAACTACGGCGTGTATGACGACACCAACGCACACAACAAACACATCGACAGCAAATACTTCGGCACATGGCAAGACGATGACTACTGGGAGACGGAGGACTTACTCGATGGCCTATACGATGCGATGGCAGGGAGCTACGACTTCCTACTTGAGCAGATCAGCGAGGCGGTTTACCCCGAACAACCTGACCTAGCGTTGCGGTTCCTCAACCGCAGGCTACTGACTGACGAATTACTACAAGACGCGGTAACACAAGCGCGCACCTACGACTCGGCAACTGTACTGTGTACGTTGTTCGATGCCATTCACTGTGAAGCATAAGCGGGTCACTGTGACCCACATTTAAAAAGGAGAAAGTAAATGAAACCGCAAGAAAACTTAATGGACGTAATTCAAACACTGGGGGGTTCAACCTACGTGGGCAAGGCGCTAGGCGTTAGACCGCAGGCAGTCTCGCAGTGGATGCACAGACAAGGCAAGGGCATACCCGTTGAAAGGGTTCTAGACCTGATACGTCTTGGCAAGAAGCTAGGGGTCGTCATTACCCCACAACAAGTACGCCCAGACTTGGACTGGGATGCGCTAAGAAAGGAAATGAAATGAAACTTTTTACTTCTACTCTCGACAAAATACCCAACGCCAAAAAGGAGCCGTTGTATACATTGGAAGAGATAGCCGACAAGCTTGGCATCGAGCACGCGGTGCTGCTGAGCCGTATCAGAGGGTATAGCAAGGCGTGCCCATCACCCAAGCCCGTGCTTATGACTCGTTCGAGAAACCATATGAGTAAGAGTTTGTACATGCTGTCCGAATTCAAAGCATGGTGGAAAGTATGTCAAGATTTTATCAAAGGAGAAAGTAAATGACTGCAATAACTAAGACGCAAATGGTAAACGCCTGCGCTGACTACGAAGTGGAGTGGTTCTTTGATAGAGAACCTGCGGAACAGAGGGAGGTGTTCCGACACATCCAACTGCATGGGTTTAGAGGGTTCATCAATTATCCTGATGACGCCTTGTTCGCCACTTGTGTAGACAAGGGCATATTTTTAATGGAGGAATGAAATGAAACGCTATTACATACAAGCAAGCTACGTGGTGTATTGCCACGCTCTCGTTGAGGCCAAGGATAAGGACGAGGCGCGTGCCATTGCCGAGGGTATGGACGGAGGTGACTTCGACATAGACAATGGTGACCCCTGTTCGGATTGGCAAATTGTTTCAGTAACAACACAAGGAGAATGATATGCAAGGACTAGACGCATACTACGATGGCCTACTGGCCGAACACCAACGCTCAATAGATGAGCAAGCATACAAGGAGGAAGAAATGGGACGACTGAAAGAGAAGATCATCGAGCTACTGGAGGAGCATCACCCCGCTGAACTTGAGCGCCTGACAGGGTATGACGACACGACATGTAAGAAGATTGTGCATGAGTTGTACATGGAAGGGTTCAATGACCCCAACTGTTGGCACGTTGAAAGGTCAGGCGACATCTGGGTTATCTACGGCAACACCACAGACGAGTGGATAGATGAGGACGGCGAGTATCGAGGGTTCGATACCAAGCGCGAAGCTCAACAATATATCAAGGAGACATTTAAATGAAATACATAGACAGAGTATTTACTGAGCGCGTAGGTGGTGGGTTCTTTGTGGACTTCATCATCTTGAAAGATGGGCGCTGCATTGGCCTGAACGATGAGTGCATTGCGCTCTACGATTCGTACGAACACTTCTGTGGCGATGGGCCATTCGACGATGTTCAAATCATTGACTTACTTGAGGAGAAAACAAAATGACGCCTGAAGAAATTGAAACACGCTACGGCAAAGACGGACTGAACATGCTGTACGACTGCTTGCTACAAAACCCTGTGCATGAACTAGCCAACTGGATTCTCATGTACCACACCGATGAACAGATTGGTGCGTGGATTAAACAGCTACGCGCAGACATGGAGGACGAGGCATGATGACACCCTACGAGAAGTTCGAGCGGGTAATACTTTTGTTAGCGGTCATTGTCCTTGCCCTTGACCTCTTGTACTGGCGTCCCTTCTGACTACTATCAACAACTCTTTTTCATGCGGGAATTCCCTAAACGCAGGGGAATTTCCCCTTGACTTCTGTCTAAGCCTAGACAAATAATGGGTAAAATAAGGAGAAAGCTATGCAAAAACACACACCCTATGACACGGGCAAGGTCAAGATCGGCCTGCTCTACACCGAACCACCCCCTGAAACTACCCCTGAGTCCGATTGGATACAGGGCGTTTTGCTTGGCGACAAGCAAGGGATGGACGAGCTTGCGCTCGTGACAATTCAAACCATCGGGCTTATAGCCTTCATCATCATTGGCATTTTTTTAATAGGAGGAAACACAAATGCCTGACATGCAAACCGCGTTAAGTAACGCACTAAAAACCACAATCAACGACTGGGAGAAAGACGATATGCAAACCACACAAACAAACACACAACCAAAGTCCACTAGGTTCTTTGACATCACCAACAACGTAACCCGCGCTACGTTTGAATACGTACAGCACCACCCCAATGAAACCTCGGCTGAGATATGCGCATCAATGGAGCGCCTAGGGTACAAGTCAAGTTCAGTAGGTTCACTCCTTGCGCAGTTTGCCAAGCAAGGCTTAGCTGAGCGCGATGATCGTGGCCGATACATCACCATCGTGGATGAGTACCGCCCGTTGAAGGCCAAGAAGAAGGTGGCCAAGGTTGTGGCCAAGCCAGTCGAGGCTAAGCGCAAGTACGAGAAGAAAGCCGTGACAGGCATCGGTGCGTTGCTACGTGAGAAGCTGGAGAACACCCCTATGCCTAGCCAAGATGCGCTTGATGCGGCCGCGTACGCCATGGGTGGTCATAGACCAGCCCTCACAAAGTTAGTACGCACAAAGACACCCGAGGACATCATCGGCAACATGACTGTGTATCAAGCGCGTGAGTTGTATGACCACTTGAAGCAAATGTTTGGAGGCTAAGATGAAAGACAGTACCCAAATACAAGCGTTCCCTGACGAGAACAACTACGGCATAAGCATACGTGACTACTTTGCGGCAAAGGCTTTGCCCCTTGCGATGCAGATGGAGAAAGAAACCACTGACAAAGCCTTGGGCGAGAAGTGGACATGGGACATCGAAGAAGACGCACGATACATAGCGTTACTAGCTTATGGTTTGGCGGACGCAATGCTAAAAGTAAGAGAGGAGACGGATCCAGAATGACTGAGCAAGAAAGAGAACTCGACCTCCAACTAGCTGACCTACTGCAAGAGAACAAACGCCTCAAAGCCGTTGAGCAAGCAGCCCTTGCTGTGATGAAAGCATTTAGTAACAGCATCGACTACAACAACTGGGACAAGGCGCTTGACGCGCTTGAAGCCATCCTCAAGGAGAAGTGATGTACGAAGATGAACCAGTCAACGAATACCGCATCAAGGTCACAGTTAGAAACAACTTGATCTTGAATGCGATTGAGAACGCTGGCCACAAAAGCGTAGCGGCTTTTTGTAAGTCAATAGGAATGTCACCTCAAAAGGTTACAGAACTGATCGCCATGCGCAAGCCACCGCTTAACACCAATGGTGAGTTCAGCCACATGGCTAAGCTACTCATGGATGAGTTGTGCGTTGCACCAACCGATCTGTGGACATCAGAGCAACTAACGCTGAAACTTAAACGCAATACCGCACAACGTGACGTAAGCTCTGAAGGTATGAGGGCTGCGCTTGGCATGCACGCTGAAGAAATGCTTGAGTTGATGAAGCCAGATGACCCTGACGAAACTGTGCTCAAGCATGAGATGGTGAAGGTTGTCGATGAACAACTGGAGTCGCTCACTCCGCGTGAGGCCTTGGTACTGCGGATGCGCTTTGGCTTAGGTTGTGAGGAGCACACGTTTGAGGAGATCGGAGACAAGTTTGATTTAACGCGGGAGCGTGTCCGACAGATCGAAGCCAAGGCTTTGCGTAAAATGAAAAATCCGTCAAGGGCGGATGCGTTACGTCAGCTAATGCCTACGTACGAACGATCTCCCGATCAAAAACAAAAAGCAAAAACACCTTTGTGCGAAGGCGTACATCACCTGTTCTACATGAACCCAAACGGAGTAAGTGTTTGCGCTTACTGTGGCGTAGGCGAAGAACGTTTTAACAATATCAAAGAGTATGCACATCTTATGAAGGAGAAACAATGAAAGACACACACATCACAATGTACACCAAGGACGACTGCCCTAACTGCGTGACGGCCAAGCTCATACTGGACAGCGCAGGGCTGAAGTATGCAGACGTTGACATCGAGGTGGGGGAGCGTATGGCTAACTTTCTCAAAGAGTTTCCTGATGCCCGTCAGATGCCGCAGATATTCATTAACGACCAACGCGTAGGTGGTGTGGCTGGACTGCAAGCCGCCTTGCGCAAACTTGGGATGTCGGTATGAAGGTGCTTGACCTTGTTCGTTACGACACAGAGAAAGGCTGCTTTGTTTTGAAAGACAACAAACACACACCACCCCTGAGCCCCTTCCGTTGGAAGGAAGACCCACGCCCTAGCATCTTCATGGAAGACGTACGCTTTCGTGCAAAGATTGCAACGGGTACGATTACCGATGATGAAGGCTTAGGCTACAAACAATTTGGCACATACACCCGCGCCAAAGAAAGACAACCAAACAAACATGAAGGAACACTGGAACATGCCAAGACCAAAGCCACCAGAGCCACTGATAGGAAGACAGATTCGAATGTCTGACAGACAGTGGATTATGTTTAATGAATTGGGTGGAGCCGACTGGCTACGCAAGCTTGTCGAGAAGAAAGCACCCATGCCCAAGAAATACTACGACAACGAACTGGCGCGTATGCACAACCCTGCTGACGCTGTGTTTTTAAACAGAAGGAGAGAAGAAAATGATTGAACTGATTGAAGACGGCACTGAGCCAAACTATTCAAGCCTCTACGAAGGCGCTACGCTTGAGCAAGCTGGCCATATATGGGGCAGTATTATCAAGAGCGATGGCGGTCACTGCCCTGTGTGCGACAGGTGGGGTAAGCTATACAGGCGCGGCATCAACGCGAACATGGCGCGACACCTGATCTGGCTGTGCAAACAAAACCCTCGGGAGGACGGCTGGGTGGACGTACAACGCACTGCACCTGACTGGATGCTACGCTCCCCCCAACTTGGGACATTGAAGCACTGGCACATGGTGCAGAACGCGCCTGTGAAGGGTGCGAAGAGCCGTACGGCAGGGCTATGGAGGCCAACGGACTTAGGCTTGCAGTTTGCATACAACCAACTGTTTGTGCCCAAGTACAAGTACATCTACAACGACACTGTGTTTGATACCGAAGGCCCTGACGTCAACATCGTTGACTGTCTTGACGACCACTTTGATTACTCTGAACTTATGAATGCGAACTACTATGGCGAATACACCGGAAGCGAAAGTGAAGACGGCAGTGAGGAAAATGCTTAATGCCTTTGACATCTACCACTTCATGCCCCCTGCTAATGGCTTTGGCCGAGCAGGTATACCTGACATCGTTGGCTGCATGGACGGACACTTCATCGCCATCGAGTGTAAAGCTGGCAAAGGCACAACCACAGCCCTTCAAGACAGAGAACTCAACGCCATCCTCAACCATGGCGGTACAGTCTTCATCGCAAGAGAAGACAACCTTGAAGACTTACAACAACTACTGATGGGGTTACGAGATGAGTTACGTACAAGGTGATTTCTCAATGACAGAAGAGGAACTCGAACGCAGGGTCGAGGCCATGTCGGATGAGGAGCAACACCATTTCAGATTACTGATTCACAAAATAGTGATGTGTTATGGCGAAGGCAAAGCACAGGGCGTGTTCATCATTGGACGCGCTGAAGATAATGTCGCAGGAGTCGTTACCCTAAACTGTAACGAGATGGAGGCGTCGCAACTCATGTTGGCGGCAAACGATTTTTTCGGCTTTCTAAACGTCCTCGACGCACCACCCAAGGAAAACTTTAATTAAGGAGAAACTATGACATACCAAGAATTTGTACAACGCGTGCAGCATTCAATGCACGAAACCATTTACGAAGACAGCGAGGGGCGCTCGATCCTTGTAATAGATTTGCTCGATGCGTTTGCGTTGGCTAACAAGTTTATAGAAGACAAGGGCGCGGAGATGCAAGCCAAGATCGAAACCCTACACGCCATGTACGAACTGGCAAGCAAACAGCGGGACTACCTGATGGATCAGCAAAGTGCGCAGGTTGCGGCTATGCGGGGGAGGGTGCAATGACGGACGCAGAACGACCAACCAAAGAAGATTGCTTGTTACTTGCCCAATACAACTTTCGTGGTGGTGATGAGTACCGCATGTGGCAATGGCTATTGGAGTGGGCAACTTGGGAAGAAGACTTGGGATGCAATATCACCCAACAATACGTGGGGTTTGATAACTTTATGGAAAAAGTTTTGGAGCACAACACATGAAACCAATCGCATGGTACGACCCAACTAACGGCATGGTCAGCACAGACAAAGACAGCCCTTTGTTCACACCGCTTGGTCAGGTGTGGCCTTTGTTTTTAGAGGAGCAACAGATTACGGCTGACTGCCCAAACTGTGAGTACCACAAGAACCGCGCCGCCAGATGGCGAGCCGAAGCCTATGCGCAGGCAGGGCACGACATCATTGAGCGCCCTTGGGTTGGGCTGACATATGAGGAACAGCGTGAGCTTTACAAGAAACACGAAATGGATGGATGGGGTCATTTTTACAACGCCATTGAAGCCAAACTCAAGGAGAAGAACACTTGAGCAAATCAAAAACACCTGAGCCACTGTACAGGCAGTTCACGCCCGAAGAAGATCGTGGCAAGACAATGGTCAGTAAGTATTACAGGGTGAATCAGAACATGGATGGATTGGGTGTAAGCCTGCATCCATACCTTGTCGAGTGCAACATACGAATTGACTTTGGCTTGGATGGTGGCATCTACAAAGTTGAGTGGAGCAATAAAATTCTAGGAGAAAGAAAACAAAAATGAGCGCACCGTACAAACAAATCATCACCATCGACTTCGAAACCTACTGGGACACCAAGGAAGGTTACACGCTCAGCAAAATGACAACCGAGGAGTACATACGTGACCCAAGATTCAAAGCCTTTGGAGCCTGCATCCATGAGTACGGATCAGACAAGCCAACCCAGTGGTACAGAGGGGACGAGTTGCCTCGCATCTTGGCTTGCTATCCTCAGTCTTCTACTGCTGTTCTGGCTCATAACGCTCAGTTCGATATATCTATATTGGAATGGGTATATGACTGGCACCCAAGCTTTATCTTTGATTCTCTGTCCATGGCTCGTGCTCTTAGGGGCGTGGAGGTTGGTAATTCGTTGATGAAGCTGGCCGATGCTTTCGGGCTACCGCCCAAGGGTAACGCTGTGTACAACACCAACGGCTACGAGAAGCTCACGCCTGAGATGGAGAAAGAGTTGGCCGCGTACTGTGCCCACGATGTGTATCTGTGCGAGGAGATATTCAAACGCTTGGCTGTTGGCTACCCATCCAAGGAGCTACGCCTCATCGACATGACCCTCAAGATGTACACACGCCCAGTGTTGCAGCTTGACGCCCTCATGCTACATAACGCAATCGAAAAGGAGAAAGAAGATCGTGACGCACTACTACAAAAGCTCGGCGTGGATGAAACTGCACTGGCTTCGAACCCGAAGTTTGCTGAACTACTTAAAAAACTCGACGTGGTTCCGCCAACCAAGATCAGTAAGACGACTGGGAAAGAAGCACTTGCCCTCGCTAAGAATGATGCCCTATTTCAAACGCTACTCAACAGTGAACGTGAAGACGTTGCCCTACTTTGTGAAGCGCGTCTTCGGGTTAAATCGACCACCGAGCGCACAAGGGCTCAGAGATTCCTTGACATTAGTCAACGCGGCGCCTTACCAGTACCTCTCTCCTACTACGGTGCGCAGACGGGTAGGTGGACGGCGGCCAAAGGCTCGGCCATCAACATGCAAAACCTCAAGCGAGGCTCGTTCCTACGAAAAGCAATTATGGCTCCGGAAGGAAGTCAACTCGTTGTGGGCGACTTATCGCAGATTGAACCGCGAGTTCTCGCGTGGCTTTCAGATTATCAAGATATGCTCACGATCTTCAGGGCAGGCGGTGACCCTTATGCCGCGTTCGGGGCGCAGATGTTCAACATACCCGGGCTCTCCAAGGAATCCCACCCAGACCTACGCCAGTCTGCGAAGTCTGCGTTACTTGGGTGCGGTTACGGCCTCGGTTGGGCAGCGTTTGCGTCTCAACTTCTCGTCGGATTTCTCGGAGCACCGCCCGTACGCTATGAGAAAGATTTTGCAAAGAAGCTAGGCGTAGATGGCGCGTACATCGACAAGTTCCTTGGGTGGGATGACAACTACGTCAAGATGCTGGAGATACCCCACATCTGTACCGAGCAGGAGCTACTCATTCACTGCGTAGCGGCCAAGAAAATCATCGACAAGTACAGGGCTACAGCGCACCCCGTTGTGAGCTTCTGGGAGATGTGTACGGGCCTCATACAAACAGCACTTGCAGACGGCAACGAGTTCGTGTATAAATGTATCACCTTCAAAAAAGGAGAGATTGTTCTGCCTAACGGCATGAGCTTGTTGTACCCCAACCTACGCCAAGAACCTGACAAGGACGCGAGCGGCAAGGTGATTGCGGATAAGCAAGGTCGCTCCAAAATGAATTGGGTATATGGTGAGGAAGGCGTCAAGCCAACCAAGCTGTATGCAGGAAAGATCACGAACAATGTGGTGCAGGGCACTGCGCGTATTGTGATGACAGACGGGATGCTGCGAACCGCAAAGAGATACTTTGTGGCGGGAACGGTACATGACGAGCAGATCGTTGTTGTGCCTGAAGCTGAAGTCGAGGAAGCTAAGACTTGGGTCTTGGCACAGATGACCATGGAGCCGAGCTACATGCCCGGCATACCATTGGACGCTGACGGTGGTGCGCATCGTCGTTATGGATTAGCAAAAAACTAAAAGGAGAGAGTATGAAGTTACCAACGCGTATGCGTGTGGGCAGAAAATGGTACAGCGTGGAGGTGGTGGAAGCCATGCTTCACCGCCGAGATATGGGGCGCACGTTCTACCCAGAGCAGTGCATCCGGCTTGGCAAGACAAGCAACATCACGGGGCGCAGGTTCACCAAGGAAGAATTGGCTGACACGTTCTGGCACGAGGTAGTCCACGCCATACTGGAAGACATGGGGCAATACGATCTCAACAAGAACGAGGCGTTTGTCACCCAGTTTGCCAACCGATTAACAGTAGCCATAAAGACTGCGAAGTTTGAGTGAAGCGGCGTGTATTTTTACTAACTACCCTCGCCGCCCACACCTTAGCCCACGCTGAAAGAAAACGAATGACCAAGCCAATTACATGGAGCCACTCATCCCTCAAGGATTACGAGGGCTGCGCCCGTAGGTATCACGAAGTCAAGGTCTTGAAGAACTACAAGTTCCAAGAGACTGAAGCAACGCGCTACGGCACGGTACTGCATGAAGCCGCTGAGCTTTACATCAAGGAAGGCAAGCCCATCCCACCAGAGTTTGCGTTCATCAAGGACACGCTCGATGCCCTGAACGTCAAGCCCGGAAGAAAGCTTTGTGAGTACAAGATGGGGCTGACTGTTGATCTGAAGCCCTGCGAGTTCCTTGGCAAAGATGTGTGGCTTCGCGGCATCGCGGACTTGCTCATCATTGACGATGAGAACTTAACTGGTTGGGTTGTGGACTACAAAACCGGCAACAACAAGTACCCAGACCGTGAGCAACTTAAACTGATGGCGCTCATGGTATTCGCCCACTTCCCACACATCCGTAAGGTCAACGCAGCATTGCTGTTCGTGGTCAAGGATGATATGGTTAGGGCGTCATATACGGTTGACCAAGCCGATGCAGAGTGGTGGCAGTATCGCCAACGCGTAGCAAGGATTGAGCAAGCGCATGCAACAGGCGTATGGAACCCAAGACCCTCACCGCTGTGTCCTTGGTGTCCCGTTACAACCTGCGAAAATCACCCAAAACATTAAGGAGAAAATTATGCACGTATACGACATCGACATCATGACCGACTCAGACGAAGGCCGCACGTTCAGTGCGTGGACAGCGCAAGCCACCAACATGGCTGACGCGATACAAGACGCGCTTGAGAAAAACAGAGTCATGCTCAACGGCAAGACAGATGGAGCCGTCATGGTGACTGTTACCAAACAGTTCTCAAAGCAAGCAGAGAAAGCAAACTTCGAAGCTAAAGCAATCGTAGAACAGATGGCGCCCGAGATGGTGCGTCTCATGACGGTTGAGTCTGATGTCTCTCTCGCCGAATTACTTAAACCCCCTGTTAAACATTAGGAGCAATCATGGCTACACGCAACTACCGCAGTGAGTACGACAACTACCAAGGCAAGCCCGATCAGATCAAGAAACGTGCAGAGCGAGTCAAAGCTCGCCGCGTGATGGAGAAGACGGGTGCAGCCACCAAGGGTGACGGCAAAGATGTGGATCACATCAAGCCTATGCGCTCAGGCGGTACGTCAGCGAAGGGAAACTTACGCATGCGAAGTAAGTCAGCGAACCGATCAGATAATAAATAAACGGAGAAAGCATGGAAATTATCGAGGACAAAGCACTTGTCTTTCGCACCCGCAACCCACAGAAGTATCAAGTAATACCCAAACACAAAGTCATTGAACGAGATGATGGCGGCTTCGATGTCGCTGTGTATTGGGGTCTTGATGAATGTCGGGTACTGCGTAATCTAGGTGTTAAAAACATTCAATCGCCTATCACTAGGCGCTACAACTGGCCGGGTAAATATACGCCTATGGCGCATCAGATTGATACTGCATCTTTCTTAACGCTTAATCGCAAAGCCTTTGTGTTTAGCGAGCCGGGCACTGGCAAGACGCTCTCAGCTTTGTGGGCGGCTGACTACTTGATGCAACGCGGTGAGGTTAAGCGCTGTTTGATACTGTGCCCCTTGTCGATCATGCAGTCTGCATGGCTTGGCGATCTGAACAACAGCATCATCCATCGTTCTGCCATCGTCGCGCACCATGCGCAGGCTAGTCGGCGTATCGAGATGGTTCAGCAAGATTACGAATTTGTAATTGCCAACTACGATGGGTTAAACCTGATTGCTGACGAGATCAACAACGATGGCCGCTTTGACTTAGTTATTGTTGATGAGGCTAACGCCTACAAGACCATGACGACCAAGCGTTGGAAGACCCTGAAGTCCATCATCAAGCCCAACACATTCCTGTGGATGATGACAGGCACGCCCGCATCGCAGTCCCCTGCGGATGCGTACGGCCTAGCCAAGTTGGTCAACCCCGATGGTGTGCCCAAGTTCTTCACTGCGTGGCGTGACATGGTGATGCACAAGATCACACTGTTTAAATGGGCGGCTAAACCCAACGCGCCCGAGTTGGTACATGAAGCCCTACAACCGGCCATTCGCTTTACCAAAGAGATGTGCCTAGACCTACCGCCTGTCATTACCATGACGCGTGAAGTCCCGCTGACCCCACAGCAAGCCAAGTATTACAACATGCTGAAAGACAAGATGATGGTGTATGCGGCAGGGGAAACAATCAGTGCGGTTAATGCCGCCGCTGGTGTATCCAAGCTCTTACAGATCAGTTGCGGTGCGGCCTACACGGACGACAAGGAAGTTGTGGAGTTTGACTCAGCGCCTCGCCTTGGTGTGCTTGAGGAAATCTTAGAGGAGACAACGCGCAAGGTCATCATCTTCGCTTTGTTCCGTAGCACCATCGACTCTATCCACAACCACCTCTTGAAGAAGGGCATCGCCAACGAGTGCATCCATGGCAGTGTGACACCGCCCAAACGCGCAGACACCATCCGTAGATTCCAGAGTGAGCCTGACCCCCGCGTGTTGGTGATGCAACCGCAAGCTAGTGCACACGGGATTACCCTAACTGCCGCTGACACAGTGATCTTCTATGGGCCACTCATGAGCGTGGAGCAGTACGTGCAGTGCATAGCACGAGCAGATCGCAAAGGTCAAGACTCCGACAAAGTTACTGTGATACACATTCAGGGTAGCCCAATCGAGAAGAAGATGTTTAAAGCATTAGAAGACAAAGTAAGTGACAACTCTTTACTTACAGAAATGTTCGACACAGAAATAAATTCATGAAAGGGGGTTGCAACACGATTAAATATATGTAAACTGTCAAACCTTAGACAAAAACAAACACAGGAGAAAGCACAATGTCTGAAGAAACCCAAGAGCCAGTCCCTCTGGACAGGCTCGCAAAAATCTATCGCAAGATCAAGGAGCGCATCGACCTGCTGACTCAAGAGTACGACACCGAGATCGAAACTCTGAAGGCACAGCAAGATGAAGTTCGCTTTGCGATGAAAGACCAGATGAAGTCCATGGGCGTCAAGTCCGTGCAGACTTCCTTTGGAACTGTGTCAATGGTGACCAAGACGCGTTACAACACGCAGGACTGGGACTCATTCAAGAAGTTTATTCTTGAGCATGAAGTCGTGGACTTGCTGGAGAAACGCATCGCGCAAACCAACATGGCACGGTACCTCGAAGAGAACCCGGGCTCTCTCCCTCCGGGCTTGAACTCTGTAACGGAGTTTGAGATTCGCGTAACTAAACCAACCAAGTAAATTTATCATGACTAATATCGCACTATTCAACCCTTCCAATGTTCCCTCATTCGCACGCAACAACGAGTTGTCTGACACAGCCAAAGCCCTGACAGGTGGTGGCGTAGGCACTAGCAGCAAACGCATCTCCATCAAAGGTGGTGTGTTCCGTTTGCTGGCCGGTGGCAAGGAGATCGCTTCTATTGACGAGCGCTTCTTGGATGTCATTATTGTTAAGGCTGCACCCAAGGTCAGCCGCATCTTCTACGCTAAGTCTTATGACGGTGACAACATCACTGGCCCTGACTGCTGGAGCAACGATGGTGAGCGCCCAGACGCATCCGCTGAGAACAAGCAAGGTACTACTTGCATGAGTTGCCCCCAGAACATCGCAGGTTCTGGCCAAGGCAACAGCCGTGCTTGCCGCTACCAACAACGTTTGGCTGTGGTGCTTGAGAACAACATTGAAGGCGACATACTGCAGTTGACTTTGCCAGCCACTTCGGTGTTCGGTAAGGAAGACGGAGACAAGCGCCCACTGCAAGCCTTCGCTCGCAACTTGGCAATGCAGAACCCTCCCATCAGCCCCGAGATGATTGTCACTCGCATGAAGTTCGACACGAAAGCAGAAGCGCCCAAGTTGCACTTCGCGCCTAGCCGTTGGCTGACTGACGAGGAGTACGCAATCGTTAAGACGCAAGGCGACAGCGATGAAGCCAAGCGTGCAGTTGTGATGACTGTTGCCGCCGCCGATGGTGTTAAGACTGCACCTAAGTTGGCCATCGAAGGCAAGCGCCCCATGGGTGAGTTGACCAAGGAAGAAGACGCTCCAGCATACGAGCCCATCGCGGCCAAGGCTAGCAAGGCGAAAGCCAAGCCTGTCGAGGTGGAGGAAGATGCCGAACCAGAAGTTCGCAAGGAAGCGGCTAAGCCGTCTGCTGTGCCAGCCAAGAAAGGCAAGCTTGCAGACATCGTGTCCGACTGGGACGATGAGTAATTGAATCGGGGGGAAAGCTGTGCAACATGCTTGCGGACGAGCAGTTAGTACCCCCACCTAAAACACTATGGCCTATTCACAAAGAGTAATTGACGCAGTCATGGCTGCCAAGAAAACGCCCGGCAATCAGCTTGGGCGTTGGGCAATCTATTTAGATTTCCCTGTGACGAAGATTGCTTACGCACTTGGAGTCACTCGCCAAACTGTGTACAACTGGTTCGAAGGTAAGGATGTTTTTGTCGCGTATCAAAACCGCGTTGAACTCCTTTTAGAAATAATGAAGTCCTCACGGGACGCAGAACAAGCATGGAGAAAGATATGCAAGGAATACAACCTAGAACCCTGACTAACAGGGAACTTATCAACTACTGCGCTGATGCGGTAGATGATCCGTACGGCATGCCCAAAGAGTGGCAGAAGGAATTACTACGCCGGTTCGTGGTGCTTGCACCATCGGATGAAACGCCATTTATAGACCCCCAACAACTAAACCTTTTCTGACAAGGCAAACAATATGGAACCGCTTGAGTTTGTAGCGGCGGTTTTGCCACCGCCCGGAAATGGGCGCTATTGCGTGGTGGAACTTTCAAGAAAAAAAGAGCATGCCTATGTTCACACACTGGAGGAAGCACAACCTTTCATCAACAGATGGAAGAAGGCGGGTGAAGACATTTACTTTGCGTTAGGTACATTCGGGGACGACAACAACCGGACTGCGGACAACGTGCACATGGTCAAGACCTTTGCCATCGACGTAGACTGCAACCATCCCAAAGACTTGCCGGATGCGGAAGGCAACATCAAACCCAAGGCATACGCTAGTGCGAAGCTGGCGGCTCAAGCCATCATGGATTTCACCGAGACTACTGGGCTGTCTGCATTAGGCGACCCTTGGATGGTGGCGTCTGGCGGTGGTGTGCACGCATACTGGCCGCTGACTGAGGCCGTGGATGTCAACGAGTGGAAGCCTGTGGCCGAGGCGTTCAAGCGCATGTGCTACCAGAACAAGCTGGACATTGACCCCACAGTTACGTCAGACGCATCCCGCGTTTTGCGTATCCCTGCCACAATCAATACCGGCATCAAGAACAAGAAGAAGGTTCGGGAGCAAACCAACGTGCGCTTCATGAGCGAAGGCGCTGTGTTCGATTTGGTAGACATCCGCGCTGTCGTTGAGAAGAATCTGATTGGTACGCAGTACGAAGTAAGCATGGCCAAGCCGCCTGACAATGTGGTTGAGCTTCCCGGTACTAGGCCAGCCGCACCAAGCGCAAGTCAGGTCAAGTTGTTTGAGAACAGCGTCACGCGCTTTAAGAACATCGTGGTCAAGACCCGTGCGGGTACAGGCTGTGGCCAGATTTCACACTACGTGGAACACGCGGCTGAAGATGGGATGGAACCTCTGTGGCGCGGAATCCTTTCATGGACGAAGGTCTGTGTGGATGGCGAAGGTGCATCAAAGTGGATCAGTGACATGCACCCCTACAGCGAAGACCGCATGCGCACCAAGTTGGCTGAGATCAAAGGCCCCTACCCCTGCACCAAGATGGACTCGGAAAACCCCGGTGTTTGCCCCGGCTGTCAACACTGGGGAAAAATTACAAACCCGCTGATCTTTGGGCGTGAGATGTCGGTGACGACTGTTGAAAGCGTGGTGGAGTTGCCCCGCGTTGCGATGGATGAGGAAGTCAAGAAAGTGCTTCGCCCTGAAGCACCCCGTGGCTACGCTTACGGCGAGCGTGGTGGCGTGTTTATTCAGAAGGAAGACGAAGACGCGCAGGGCAACAAAGTTATGCGCAACGTCATGATTATTCCCTACGATCTTTTCCCTGTGGACATCTTGAGTCACAACGGAGAGCACACAGTACACCTCATGGCCATCAGGCGCGAGGGTGCGCAGACCATTACGATGGCGCAGAAGGCTGTCGTGAGCCAAGACGAAACAGTTAAGACGCTGGCCAATCAAAACATCGTGGCGGCATTTGGCCGAGGTAACGATAAGAATTTGTTTGATTACATACGCGCAAGCGTTGAGAAGATGAGCAACGACAAATCACCCGTCAAAGTTCCGGCCAACTACGGCTGGCAAGAGAATAGTACTTTTGTTTACGCTGGTAAAATTTACAGTGCCACATCCGCACCTGTGGAAGTGCCGATGCCCGGCTTAGAAAACATTGTGGCCAACACCAAACCAAAGGGCTCGATTGAGAACTGGGTGACGTTCATCAAGATGCTTATTGCCAAGAGGCTGTATGGGCACCTCTCTGTCATTTTGGCAGGCGCCAGCGCCCCTTTTATGCGGTTTACGGGCATCTACGGCATGACTTATCACTGCGGTTCAACCGAGTCCGGTACAGGTAAGTCACTGGCACTGGAAGGGGCGGCTTCGATCTGGGGGCATCCAACCCATTACCGCACAGGCAAGAGCACTTCTCCTGTTGCAATGCAGCAACGCCTTGGTCTGCTGCAAAGTTTGCCCTTGGTGACCGATGAGATCACCGCCAAGAACCGCAAGGATGCTGAGTGGTTTCCCGAGTTCCTACTGGACATGACCGAGGGTCGCGGCAAGGAGCGTATGGAGTCAGGCGCTAACAAGGAACGCTTGAACCTTTCTATCTGGCAGACAGTGGCCATCATGTCCTCCAACACCCACGTAGTGGACTACCTAACAGGCTCCCGCAAGCACTCATCGGAAGGTGAGATGCGCCGTGTTCTGGAGTTTGTCATGGACGAAGAACTGTCGTGGGAACCCCATGAGATTGAAGTCATCAAGTCCTTGCAAGACAACTACGGCGTAGTTGGCCACGAGTTGGCTGAGTTCTTGGCCAAGAATGTACCGATGCTCAAAACGCTTGTGCCTGATGTCGTGCGCAACTGCTACAAAGATTTCAACGCCACAAACGACGAACGCTTTTGGATGGCGGGTGTGGGCACAATCATGACGGCGGGCGCAGTACTCGGCAATAAGTATCTGAACATTGTTGACTTTCCACTCAATGAGATCAAGGAATTCTTGAAAGGCCGTGTCAACGTAGCCCGTGGCACAGTCAGGTCGAGCAAGCGCAACGCAGAGGATGTGCTCAACGGCTTCATCCAAGAGAACTACGGCAAGTTTGTGGTGGTGCGTTTCAACGCCAAGTCAGGCGCTAGTGCTTTGCTTGGGGACACCGCTTTGATTGACTCGTCCACAACCCGCTCGGTAGTTATGGGGCGCGTGGAGCACGGCGTAACAGCCAACCACGTTGACTTCTACATTGAGGAACGCTTACTGAAAACTTTCTGCTCCAACATGAGCTTTGGCTACGCTGACTTTAAGCGCCAGCTTGAGAAACAATTTGTAGTGTCCTACATGCCCAAGAAAGACTTGATGGCAAGAACCAGTGGCCCACCCATGCGGGTAGCTACCATGAAGATTTCGAGAGAAATTTCTAGTTTGGATGAAGAAGTTATCAATCCTCTATCCGTGGCCGCGGCTTGAACGGGGGCAGGGGTTCTTCGTCCCCTGCATCGACACTGCGGCTGTTAGAACCGAGGGCTTGAACAAGGCCCTCGGTATCCGTTTGTTTGATGCCCGAGCCAAGATCGGGATCAGGGACGGCTTTACTGGCGTGTGGTTTTATCGATTGCTTTGATAAAGGCTCGGGCGTATTCCGTCTGTGCCTTATCGATCTGTGCCAGCTTCTCGTCTTTTTGCTCTGTGGTCAGCTTGGGCGACGACTCTACCTGACGGCGGAACTTGGCAAAATCTCCAAGCTTCTGCTGTACCGAGCCAGACACCGATGCTGCTGCCAACTTGTCGGCATGCTCTTGGGCAAACGCTTTGGCCTCGGCTGTCTTGCCCTGCTCCACGAGGCGGTTAAACGTGCCTTTGGTTTGCTGGATACTCTCCATCATGTCGTACGCTTCATCAAGGGTGCCCCTGCCTTCAACGGGCTGGAACAAACCACCAATGATTGGCATCTTACTAGCTTTGAGCGTAGGCTTGGCAACGTCTTCTTTCATTTCCCAGTTCAGTAGCGGGTTGGCCAACTGCACAGCAGCGATACCCATACCGCCGGTATAACCACGGATGAGGTAGTCAATACCGATAGGCGACAAACCTTCTTTGCCTGTGATCTGTTTGATCGTTTCGCTACCCGTGATGCTACCAAGCAACTTGGCAAACTCTGTGGTGGACTCGCGTGAACGCTCACCCGCCAGCATTTTCTGCTCACGTTGTGACTCGATGTCCCCGCCAAAGAAAGACTTGCCAAGATAGACTTCAGTGAGGGGTTTGATGGCTTGCGGCAACGTAAACGGATTGGTCTGCGCTACAAGTTTGAGCCAACCGCCCACCGCCTTGGATGCCTTCTCGTCGTTGGACGCCATGTCCCATACCGCTTCGGGCAATGCTTTGAACAAGTAACCCAATTCAAACGGGATCGGTACACGCACAGGCTCGTCAAAGCCGGGAAGGTATACGAACCAACTACCGTAGCGTTCTTCAGGCTTGGCGCGTTTGTATGCTTCGTCGTCAGACATCATGGCGGCATAAGCCAGTGTGCCTGCGGCAATCATCAAGCCCCGAGCCATCATCTTCTGCTTAATCTTAAGCTGTTCACTGAACGGCATCTGGCCTGTGTATGCGCGGTAAAGCACATCCAAACCCTGAATTTGAGCGTTGAAGAACGGGATAACAATCGACAGCGCTTGCATGCTAGGCGACAGACCACGGCGGCTAAAGTTCATGGACTCTAGCGTACGCAGTAGCGCGGCTTGCTCGGACATCCCTTTGGCTAGGGAGTCTTTGTATACGACAGCACGTGTAGACGCATCGCCTTGCATAGCAAACGCATCCAGTCTGGCGACAAGTTTAGTCCAGCCAGATTTACCTGAAGTAATTTCTTTAAGGAATTTAGACGCATCGCGCTGGTCGCCAGTGAAAACGTTGCTACTGATAGCGCCTGATCGCATTAACTTGGATTCAACTTCGCTGCGTCCGGCCACCATGGTGGCCAATTCTCTAAACGAACTAAGCACTGGCGTAGCGTCTGTGCCCGTAGTCAACCAAGCATTTAAAGGATCGCGTATGGTCTGACGCACAGCGTAAGCTGGGTTGCGTGTTACAAACTTACGCAGAATATCAGCGGGGATACCCATCATTTTGATAGCGGCTGGCATCGTGGTCTTGATACCTTCCATACCTTTGATGACGAGTTCAGCGGGGATACCGTAAACCTCTTTGTCGATGAAAACAAAGTGGTCTTTGCCGTCAACCTTGAACCGCACAGTGCTGTCGCTTGCGGGGCCCGAGCCTTCTCCAAGCGCTGAAGCCATGCCCATCTTCTTGAGCAAGAACGCAGACTCTTTAACCATCTGGTTGCGTAGTGCCAAGTCAGTCAGCATGAACGTGTTCTGTACCGAGCTTGTAAAGATTGGCAAAATGTTCTTGTTACCGCCCACCAACTCTTTCAGTTGTGGTTCTGTCTTGACGTTGCCAATACGAACAGGCGTCTCTTTGTCCACCATCAACTCGATGTTGCCGCTGTTGCTGTTGACGCGGTAGTACGGGATGTAAGGTACGGACTTAAGTTCTTTGGCCAACTTCTCTGTGATAGCGCCTGTCTGTACAAGGAAGTCAACTTGTCCGTCATTAAACTCTTTGTAGATACGTGCGGCTTCCAGCACGGCATCTTTCTTTGTCTTGTCGCTGTTGAGTAAGCGCATGACATCGTTGTATTCCTTCTCGGCCAGAGCAGGGTTCTCGTAGTTCAGCTTTTGCCAGCCCTTGACCTTGGCTCTTTCTCCTGCCACGTACGCTGTCAGGATGGCTTCGGCTTCAGAGTCGTTGGCAAACTTACCCTTGTGCAAGGCTTCTGCCACTTCAACCATGTTAGCGCCCTTGACGCTGTCGTACACGTAGCCACCACCTTCGCCTTTGCGTAAGATAAGTTTTCCGTTGGTCAGCGCTTGACCCGCATACTGGCTACGTTGTTGACCAAATCGCAAATAGAACTCAGCGTTCTGGGCTTCCAAAGAAGTGATGACGTTGTTGGCCACGCCACGTTTAAAAGCTTCAGACAGGGCTGCGTCTTTGTCCACAAACTGAACACGGCCAGTCAGCCCCATGATGTTGCCAAGCAACTTATCTTTGATCGAGGGTTCTTTGGCAATGAAAGAAGCGCCATACTGCGTGGGTTCTTTCTTGGTGCGGAAGGCCATCTCGCCATCCGCCGCCCTGTAAGCACCGATTGTTTTGTTCTCAAACGCTTTGCGGGATTCCTTCAAAGCATAGAAGACGTCAGATGTTGATAGTACAGAGGAAGAAGTAAAGCCCAGATCACGCAAGCCTGCGCGAATCATGCCGACAAACTCTTTGAGCCATCGGCCAGCTTTTTCCCTGAAGCTTTCAGTTACGCGAGCTTCTTCGGTGTGCGCAATGATCTCACGCAAAACTTGGAGTTTTTGAACTTCTTCACTGCGACCCATGGCTGCGTTAAGTTGCGCAGTGCGGGTGACTTCGTCCAATAGTTTCTGACCGCCAATGTCCAGCGCCAGCTTACGCAAGTCTGTCTTATTGGCATACGCTTGCAAGCGTGGGATGCCGATGATGGTATCGATACCGTAGTGGCCTACGATCTCATGGAACACTGTGGCTTCCAAGTCTGCAAGGTCAGCGTGCTGGTCACCCACCACCAAGATAGTGCCATCGCGGAACACAGCGCCTTGCACCATGGCCTCGGTTGGGTCAATACCCTCTTCGGACATGCGCTTGAGAAGCGCCACAGGAATCTTGCCGGGATTAGCTGCATATACCAGCTTCACGTTGTTTGGCAATTTACTCTGCACTTTTTCCATGAAGTCAGCGGCTTCTTTGGCATCAATCGTGCCGCCTTCTGTCTCACGGGTGCGGTAAGCTGTGCCCAAGTCGGAATCGTTAACTTCCCTGATAAGGCGTTCTTGTTCCTTAACCGACAGCTTGCCGGGTATACGCAACGGTTTAGGCAAGTTCTTCTCCGCCATGGGAGGCTTGCCCGTACGTTCTGGCCCTGCCGTTTCCGTAGTGCCTTTGCGGGTTTTAATCTTGACTGTTTGTGAGCCTTCTTTAACGGCTTCGCCCGTGGCAGTACGCAACTCTTTGGGAGCGCGATTTACTTTACGGGTTTCTTGCGTAGTGCGTTTGGTTGGTGTCTCTTGCTTGCTTTGAGCCAACGCTTCTTGGAAGTAAGCAATCTGCTCTTTCAACGTAGCCTTGTACTCAGGCGTCTTCTTGCCCAATTCAATAGCTTTATTGGTGTACATGTCAGCCGTAGATCGGCGGAACTCTTGTACTCTGGGATCATCATCGCCGTACTTTGTTTCCAACGCAATCATGCGCTTGGTCAAGTCTTTGCTAAACTTTTCAAACTCAGGTTCACGTTCACCCAATTCAAGCGCAAGGGCACGCATCTTCTCAGATGTTTCGGCTTCTTTGCGGACGTTGCCTTCATTGATACGCTTGGTTGTCTTTGCGGCACGGCTAATCGTTGGCCTAGTATAGACATCACCCGCTGCCTTGCGAGACTCAATCTCCGCAGCTAAAGCTTTCTGGTACTCAGGCGTGGCTTTGCCAAGCTCCAAAGCTTTTTGTTCCGTCTCTACGGCGCGACGTTCATACAAGCGTTTAACTTGACTGCTGTCTTCTCCAAACTGTTCCGTTTTGGCGGCAATGTTTTCGTTTACTTTGTCTTCGTATGTCTTGTAAGCGTCTTGCTCTTTGCCAAGCCTAATGGCCAATGAGCGCAAGTCTTCTGACTTCTCTTGCTTGGCTTCTTGCGCGGCTTTGGCTTTGTTAACCGCAACGCTTTTCTTTTCCACGGGCTTAGTTGTATACAACTTGGCGTGGATGGCTTCTATGGCTTTCTCAATCGGCTTAAGGTTTGTCTCAACCAAAGCATCGCGTTTCTTTGTGAGCGCGTCAATCTTGCGCTTGAGGTCGTACTTCTCTTTGGCATCCAACTGCCGCGCACCACGAGCTTTGCCTTTGCCTTGCTTGGCTTTAAGGTTCTCCACCTTCTCGGCCATCGTAGGGGCGGCAATACCGCTTTCAAGCTGGTCGCTTAAAGTGTTTAGTTGGTCGTTGTACTCATCGATTCTTTCCAACACAGATTTCTTGGCATTGCCTTGACGTGTGCTGATCTTGCGTAGTTGGGCGTCAATCTCATCTCTGATAAGTTCGTACTCGACCGCAGATGCACCGCCTTTGTCGTATACGTCTTGAAGCTTGACGTTTTCTATGATCGGCAAACCGTCTTTGCCAATAACAACTTGGCCGTTTTTATCCAAACGAGGACGCTGAATAGTTTCGTTGTTTGTGCCGTTGTCAAACTGGGCTTTTTGTTTGTTGTCGTAGTACTGGCCAAAGTAGTCAGCACGTTCACGTTTAACACCGGCCAAGTCAAGGCGGTCGTCCAACGCTTTAATTAAACTGTCGGTTGTGGTTTTTTCTTCCTCAACTTTGGCATTACGCGCTTTGCGCTGGCGTTGCTCTTCAATTTTGGCGGCTCGTTCAATGGCCGACTCATCGCCGTTGTTGATGGCCGTGCGAAGCAAGTTGGCTTCGCCAAACAAGTCCATGGTGGACGTGTCGGCTTTAGGTGTTTCTTTCAGGACTTCAGTGGGCGCGGCAGTAGGCGGCTGCTCCACGGCCAAGGCTTCTTCCTTGGTTTGCGCCACAGGAATAGGCGCTTCTTCCTCTGTGAACAAGTCGCGGGTTTGTCCACGTTGCTCTTGGTTAACTTGTTTCTCTTGAAGAACAGAACGTTTCTGGCCAAAGCTATCCATCAGGTCGGTACGCTCTTGCTTAAGTTCGTCCAGTTTGGCTGTTAGTTTGGGTAGCTCACCAAACGAGCCTAGCTGCGCTGCGTCCGCAAGTTTCTTTTGCGCGTTCTTGATCTTAGTATCAATGCTGGCAAGCGCGGCTTTAGACTGTGTCTCTAACTCTTCTGGCGTCTGTGTCGTGCCGCCTAGACCTTCGATGGTTTGCGCAGAAGTTTCTACTTCTTTTGCCAACGGTTCATACTGTGCATACAACTCGTTGATCTTGGCGGTGTCACCCGCGTTTGCAGCATCTTGCATCTGCTTTTGCAGGTTTGCAAGTTTGGTTTTTAACAGGTCGTGCGCTTCCATTGCCCGGCCCAAATTAGGTTTCTCAGGCATAACTCGACCGGCCATAACCGCACCGGGGCGTTCAGTTTCTCTGACACCTTGGGGCACAACAACGGGAGGAGGTGGAGCTTCTCCAGTAGGCGCAGGCAAAGCCAACATTGGCTCGGGCGCAGGCAACTGCGCTTGGGGTGGGGCGGCTTCGGTTGGCGCAGGAGCTTCTGGTGGGGGTGGAGGAGGCGGCACTTGCGCTGCTTGGGCAGCGGCTTCTTGTTCTGCGGCTTGTCTGGCGGCTACTTCATCTCGGGCTGCACCCTTTTCCGACAACCTACCAACGGCACCCAAGGGGCCAAGCAAACCAACTTGGTATGCGGTTTCGCCATATTCTTTCCACGCATCAGGGGAACTAAGGGATAACCCTGCCTGCGCACGTTCAATCATCTGCTGGGCAATCTCAGGAGGAATCTCCATTGCCACGCCTTTGGCTGTACCTTTTGCAAGGGTAGCCAGCAGTCTTTCATCGGCAAGTTTTGCCGCCTGTTCTGCGGTCTTACCAAAGAAAGCTTTTTCGGGGATTCCTACCAGTTTGCTGATTAACCTACCGCCAAAAGGAATCGCTTGCTGAAGCGCTTCGACACCAGCAGACGGCACGGCAGACCCATAAGCTGCAGCCGCATCAATGTTAACGGGTTCTTTACGGGCAATCTGTTCTTGAGCTTGACGTTCGATGTGACTGCCTGCCACCATAGGATAAAAAGCGGCTGCGGCTCCAAGGCCACCACCGATTAAAGAACCTACAGGGCCAAACGGCGCTCCAGCCATAGCGCCAAGACGAGCACCGCCTGCACCAATAGCAAGGTTAGGAGCTTGTTGAGCGATAGCTAGGGGAATTTGACGCGCTACTTCTTTTGCAGCAGCAACTACGCCGTCTTTGTTAAAAGCTTCCTTGACCTTTTCAGTACCAATTTGTTCTGCGTACCTGTCGCCAATGTCTTCGCCGCGCTGTATGCCGGCCATAGCCGCTTCTTCGGCTGAACCAAACGCGCCAGCTACACCCGTACGTGTTTGACTAGCTGCCGACTCTATGCCTTTGCCAAGGGCGGCAAGCAGCCCCTTTTTGGGCTTTGGCTTGGATGCTAAGTGTTCTTCAAGCGCCGATATAACTTGCGCATCGGATGCGCCTTCAGGCCCCTCGATGTCGTAGATACGCCCATCCGGGCCTTGCACGCTGTAAATGGGCATGATTTAACATCCTTGAACTTATTGTGGGCGGCTCCCTAAAACCTTAAATCCGGCAGAGGGCGCTGGTGCACTAATTGTACTGGGAACTTCTAACCCTGCCAAGGGGAAGTATTGTCGTACCAACGAGTTGCGTTTGGTTTCTTCCTCTTGTGGTGTGGGGTTCATACCGCCCAGTGTAGAGTACCACTTAGCCATCTCACGTGAGATATTGTCCATAGCATGCTGGCGTGCAGCCGCGTTGTACTTTGTACCGGCTTCCAAGTTCTTGGACTCTGCTTCGGCTTTTGTGCCAAGAGCGCCGTAGTACTTCTTCATGATGTCTTTGTACTCAATGTCAGTCTCGTTCTTCTCACGCGCTTTTTTGGCAGTCAGCGTTTGGATACCGGACTCGCCCAGAGCATTGAAGAAGTTGGGTGACTTGTTAGCCATCAAACTTAAGCCCAGCATCAACAAATCTTCATTGTCAAAACCTTTGCGTTCTTTAGCAGGCGTAGCCTCTTTAGCCGCGGCAATAACATCAGAAGGTTTGGGTATTGTGGTGTCATACGTACCCGAAACAGATTCACCAACTTCTGGGCGTTCAGTGGGTGCTTCTGTTTTGGTAAGCGTTTTGATGCCAGACTCAGCAAGATCACCAGCTTCTGCGGCCAACGCCGTCCCACGCACTTTGTCTGACGTACCTGCCAAACGTTCCATTTCTGCGCGTTGCATAGAGCCGGGGTATGCGGCGGCTTGTTTTTCCAGTTGAGCCGCTTTTGCAGCTTCCGTACCCACAGCGGCTTCGTCAGCCAAAGCTTGTTGTACACGAGCGCGGGTATCCGCAGGCATAACACGGCCTTGAGCATCAGCAACCATGACAGGGGGTTCTGTACGGGGCGGCTCTAAACGCATGCCTACAGGCGTGGCAACTTTAGCTTCGGCTTCAGCGGTTTTAGCTCTTTGTGCAAGGGCTAGGGCTTCTAAACCTTCAGCGGTTTGCGCTACTTTACGGGTTGCAGAAAACGGGTCAACAACCATACTACCCAACTCACCAGCAGTACGGAAACCGCGCAATGTGGGGTCTGTTGAGTCTGCTTCGCGCCCTAAGTACTTAGTGCCAAGCTGTTTTAAATGCTCACTGCCAAGGGCGGGCGCAGGGCCTTTGTTGCCAAACGCTTTACTAACAGCATACCCAATATCCATAGGAGCGCCGGCAAGGTTATAGGGCAAGTCGCCCACACCCAAAGCCATTTGACGAGGTGCTTCACCAGATTTAATAACTTCGGACAACTTGCCTTCTTTACGGCCTTTGCCAGATGAAGGCGTCATAAATGCTGGCTGTTCAAGCGCAGCACGTTCTTTTTCGGTCAGAGCTTCTGGTTGCGTGGAAGTATTTTTTGGTGGCTCGCCTGCTTGCGCAGAAGCAACTGGCATGGCTGACGCCATTTTGTTAGAAAACGTCTGCATGACTTCGCCAACGGTTTTCTTGCCATCGCCAAACAACTTAGAGTTGCTGCTGATAATTTTGTCGGCATTCTCTGGGTCAGCCGATTTGAGAACCTGTGCCATTGTCATGTTGGGGTCGGCTTGCAACAAGCGTGAACCTGTACCGCGGCCAAGTACGTGAGTTGCGTACAGTTCTTCTGGCGTGACATCCCGCTTTAACTGGCCACGCAAAGCAGCCGCATCCTGACCCAAGACCTTAGCACCTACGCGAATGTTTTCAAAGGGATCTTTGCGCTTTTCAGGATCGCCACCGCCACGACGGAACGTGTCGTTAATGATTTGCATCAAGCCCTGCGCAGTAGAAGTTTTGCTTTGTGCGCCAACTTTGCCTTCGCTCTCAGCCTGAATAACGGCACGCAACGTAGAAGAAGGAATACCGTTCAGTTTGGCTTGTTCGTCAATGAACTTTTCTAGTTCTGGGGTCAGACCACCGACTTTATAGCCGGGTACACCGCCAGAAGCCATGCGAAGCACAGGCTCGCTACGCTGGGCAAAGTCAAGCATACCTCCCTGCGCCATACCTTCGTCATCGCCATAACCCGCAATACCGCCGTCAGCCATGCGCTGCATATTTGGGGCGGCGAGCATACCAATACCTTGGTCTTCAGGAAGCATCCCCATCTGAGCTAAAGCGGCTTCGTTTACTTTGGGCTGTGGCATTGCGGCCATCTGAGCTTGCGCGGCTTGGCGCATCTGTTTACGGCGGCCGTCTTCGGAAATAATCAAAGGAAGAACGTACGGATCGCTCTTGTGCATCATGGCCATCTGCTTCAAAGCAGCATCGGGCAACATCGCAATCTGCGATGTGATCTTTTCGGAGTTTGGTAATGCCATGTTCTTCAGCCCATGTTATAGATAGCCAAGTCTGCCAGACCAGCAGGTCTGTCTCTATATTCGACGTCCTCAACCGCACCGCCTTTAGCAAATGCACCCAAAGCTTTTCCTGAAATACCCAAACCTGCTACTTGAGACAACATCGATGGTGGTGTTGAGTAGACGCTTGAAGATTGCTGAGTCAAAGGTAAGCCACGCAACATGTCGGACATGAAGCCCAACTGCTTGTATGGGTAGTTCTGAGCGTTCAAATAGTCTTGATACTGCGTGTTCAAGATGTTCTGTGTTTGCTGTTGTTGCTGACCGCCAAGCTGGTTCTGCGCATTCAAAATGCCCATGTTCTGGCCATACTGTGTCTGACCAATATTAGCCAAGTTGCTGGCCGCTTGGTTGGCTGTTTGCAAACCTTGCAATCCAAGACCCGCGCCAAACTGTTGCTGCTGAGCATTTTGTTGGTACTCAGTATTGTGCTGTTGCATCGCTTGGTTGTACGCGTTTTGCAAACCTTGGGCTTGGATGTCGCCCTTCTGACGCGCTAAATTACCCAGCGCTTGCATGCGCATAAGTTGGTTACCACTACTACCAAACGCACCCGCACGAGCCGCTTGTGCATTCATGGATTGAGCGGCAATATCGGCTTGACGCTGGGCGTCTTGTTGCTGCCGGGCTACCACGCTTTGCATGTATGGATTGCTCTTTGCATCGAAGTCTTTAGACGTAAAGTTCGACGGCATGTAGGTGTACTGCGTATTGAGTGCGCCTAAACCGGCCATACCAGCCATGGCAGAAGCATCTTGCAACTGAGGAGCCGTCTGCATCAACGCCGCATTTTGGTACGACTGCTGTTGCAAAGGCGTAAACTGCGCTACGCGATCCCCCATGTACTGCATGTAGGGATTCTGATTTATGTCAGTAAGACCTGCGGCGCTGCCAAGCAAGTCCTCAACGTACGGCTTAGCGTAGTCGGGGATAGAAGTCTGCGTAATCGTTGACGAGGACAGTTGTGGATCAGCCATGATCTATTCCTTAAGCGGGAAGATATTTATCAGCGCGGCTGTTGGCCGCTACTTTGTTTTTGCCTGTGGTTTTGCCGCGTGCTTTTTGAACACGATCCATCATGGCGTAGAGTTTCTTTGCGCCTGCTTCTGTTGAGCCGTTGCCCAACTCAGACACAATACGTGCAGGAATCACAAACTCACCATCGGCAAGGCGTGCGGGTTGGCCTTTAGCGCCAATGGTTGCAGGGATGCTGTCAGACACACCGTCACCGGGGCCTTTGAGCAAGCGACCACCATCCGAGTAAGCGCCCAAAGAGCCCAAGCCGCCACCCATGGCGTAGCCTGTTATGCCGCCGTTGGCCATTCCAATACCAAGACGTTTTGCAAGATCAGCCATTGATGCGGGATTTGCTGCTGAATTTGCTCGGCTTGCTGCGTTTCGTTGCTGATTAGCCGCATTCTCCGCCATCATGCCGGGGGTCATTGTGTCGTCTAAACCTGCGGGCATACCAAGTTGCGACATAGTCTGTCCAAATGGAATAGTAGATCCTCTACGACCCCCCATAATGTCTTGAGTAGTGGTGGTGTTTGCGTAGCTAGGGCTGCTGCCACCCGTACCATCGGCTAATCGCATACCGCCGCCAGTGCCTTCATGGTACCTTGCTGGTTGGCCTATGCTTGGCAATACTGCTGAGTTGGTGTTGCCACGCGAAAAGAGGTCTCCCAGCGCTTTACGTTGTTGCTGGAGGCCTAAATAACCGGAATCTTGTTGAACAGCGGATCGCAACTGCTCAATTTGCGCCATTTCTTTGGCTGTAGGGGGACGGCCAGCAATTGACTGCGCGTAATTTTGGTACGCTTGAATAGCAGGCAGTTGTTGCATTTGCTTGTCAAGAGCGCTTGACTCCTGTCGGAAAGCATCGTATTGGTATTGTGGCAAGCCTGACTGCTGCACGTTTGTTCCGCCCGGCATGCGTTCTATCATTGAACCATAGTTTGGAGGCGGGGCACCGTCTACTGTTGGCCTTGGGCTGACCAACGGACCGTAGCCAGATGGAATATTGACAGGGGCGCCGGGATATGTAGAAGTTGTCGTCGTGCCGCCAATAGAAGGAGCCGTTGTACCAAAACCACTACCAGCAGGATTGTACGTACTGCCACCACCATTGCCGCCACCGCCACCCAAGCCGCCACCAAAACCGCCACCAAAACCGCCACCAAAGCCACCACCAAAAGTAGCCCCGATGCCGCCACCGCTACCGCCACCGCCACCGCCAAAATCAAGGGGGATGTGTAGGTTCAAGTTGCCGTCGCCGGTAACGCCGCCACCAGCGTAGCCCATCAAACCGCCGTTAGCAGCTTTGCCTATCTGAACCCATCTTTTTAATGAGGGTTCCCACTGCCACGTGCCGTTGTTGTCTTCTGGAGGCTGCACTGTAGGATCAGTCAAATCGTAGTTACCAGAGGAAGCTGCTTTGTTTGCAGCAGCGTTAGCATCAGGCTTGGCCCCGCTTGTTTCGCTAGATTTGATTGTGCCGTCTTTGTCATAAGACAAGAACTTAGGCTTGTACTTCATACCGGCAGACCAGTATGGGCGCATGATGCCTTCAGCGCCAGAAGCCGCTTTGCTTTGGACTGGGTACTTAGCGCCAGCTTTGCCCATGAGGTACTCGTACGCAGCCATGGAGTCACCAGTCTGTCTGTTAAACATCGTGTTGAACTCGTCCATTGTCTGGGGCGCTTTGGGTATGTAGCCCAAGCTGCCGCCACCAGCGGTGTATGCGTTCTTGACTTCGTCCATGCCCGAGAAGCCGCCGTATGGACGACCGGGAATGTTGGGCTGCACAGTGATAGAGCCGTCGTTGTTGAACGTCAAATCACCGGGGTTGTTTACGTTGCCGTAGGGGTTGGTCGTGCCGGGGGGCGCGTTGGTTTTTGGGGTAGTTGGTAGTACTGTAGTTGTTACAGGATTTGTAGTTGTACCACCACCGCCACCACCTGTACCGGTTACAGTTGTTTTTGCCGCGTCTTTAACGTCGTTATACCGACGTTGCACTTCGTTTTTAGATATACCAAACGCCTGCGCCATATCATTTACAGAATAACCATTGTCATCCATAAACTTAACCCACTGCTTGTCGTAACCAAATTTAGGGTCGGCAGCTATTTTGTCTTTTGCTATTTGGGCGGTTAAAGCATACGCGCCTTTGTCTAAGTTGTAGCCCCTTTGGAGCATTTCCTTAGTCCAGCCAGCATACTTGGGATCATTTGCCAAAGCCGCTGCGTAGAACTCATCAGGGCTTACGCCCATTGCATTCCAT